AACTAAAAACACTTGTTGTAGTTGAGAATGAAGAGTTGCGTCAAGCATATTATGATTGGATTGATGCTGTTAACGCAAAACAAGGATGGATGTCAGCAAAGTCTGTTACGGTAGGGCAAAAAACTATTGATGCATATTGCAATCATAATCTCGATTTAGCTTTGCAACTTCTTGAGATAGCATCAATGGGTGGATATAGAGATATACAGTGGGCCATAAATACATACGAAAAAGATTATAAATTAAATTATAGAATACCCGCTGCACCTGTTAAACAAAGAGTCACTACGGCATTAAGTGAGGAGGTATTCTAATTTGATATTGAGTAATGATTGTTTTACAAAAGATATTTGTGCAAAGTTTAAAAAAGGTCATTGTGTCGATGGTGAGTTTTGCATCAAATTATTCAAACTCAATGCTTTATATGACCAGGCATTGATTAGTGACAAGCAACGTCAAAGAATCAACTTGAGGATTGACGCAGATGGTACGGATAGGAATGAATTTCAAAGATTACAAAATATTGAAAACGATATTTTGAATTTTGTGAATGAAGGATGTAACCTATATCTCTATTCTACAACATGTGGTAATGGAAAATCGTCTTGGGCCCTCAGGCTAATTCAATCATATTTCAATAAAATATGGCCTTCCGCAACAATTGAATGTAAAGCATTGTTTGTAAATGTTCCAAAATTTTTTCTTGCACTTAAAGATAATATTAGTGTAAAAAGTGATTATATACAACATATAAAAGATAATGTTGCAGAGTGTGATATTGTTGTCTGGGACGATATCGGAACTAAGGTTGGAACTGAATTTGAAGTTGAAAATTTGTTGAATATCATAAATAATAGAATTGATAACGGTAAATCAAATATTTACACATCAAATATAACTCCTGTTCAATTGCAGGAAAGAGTGGGAGAGAGACTGTATTCCCGTATTATAAATCTTTCTACAAATATTGAACTTAGAGGAATGGATAAAAGAGGTTTATAATGGTTCAGTTACAATTTATCAATAAACTTATTAGTACTGGTGACACATCATTATTACTAATGAATAATCTTACTGATGAGTTTTTTAGCGATTATAAGAAAGAGTATCATTGGATAAAGGAACATATAAATAAATATGGCAATTGTCCTGATATGCACTCTTTTATAGATAGGTTTCCTGATTTTGATGTTGTTGATGTGAAAGAGACAACATCTTATCTTATAGATGAATTGTATCAGGATTATAACAAAAGAAAACTTGCAGGTGTTTTTAATCGTGTTAGAGAGTTAATCAATCAAGATAAGATTGATGAAGCAATGGCTGTATATACAACTGCTGCATCTGATGTTGTTCAATCAACTCATCTTGAGACAGTTGACATATTTCATAACACTTCACGATATAATGATTATGTTGATAAATGTACAGCATTTGATAAGTTCTATGTAAAAACAGGATTCAAAGAATTGGATGAACTTATTGGCGGTTGGGACCGCTTGGAAGAATTGGGTACAATCGTTGCAAGACCCGGTATCGGTAAATCGTGGGTTCTACATAAAGTTGCGTTAGCAGCTGCAGAACAAGGGCTTACAGTTGGAATCTATTCTGGTGAGATGAGCGAAAATAAGGTCGGATATCGTATTGACACTCTTATCTCACATATTTCAAATAGTGCTATTATGCGTGGCAATGATTCTGTTCAGCTTGATTACAAGCGGTATATGGAAGAACTTCCAAACAAGTTTAAAGGTACAATCAAAGTTTTAACTCCAGCAATGATAAATGGAGCCGCAAGTGTTACAGCTTTAAGAGCATTTATTGAAAAAGAGAAAAAACTCAATATTAAGGTTGAGGAACTCTGCGGTGAGTTGGAACTTTCAAAGAACGAGAGAGAAAAACTCGCTCTTGAGCGCAACGAACTTTCTGCAAAACTAAG